TTAAGCTTGGCTCTGCGAGAACGGGTGACTGTTGGGTCTACAATAAGGTCGGTGATCATATCTGGATATCGGGTAAGTTTCGCGCTGTCGACGAGCTCTTGTCCCAAAGGGTCAAGGTCTCGCCGTAGCGTCTGACTCTCGATCTCCCGGGCTTGCTCCCTATGAGCTATCCCGATTACAGCAACGAGGCTGTGATGAATCAGCAGTATGGACCTCGGCGTAAGCCGAGGGTTACCCGCGTAGGTTGGTATAGGACTCTTTTCCGGAGCTACCTATATCGGCCCCCAGTCTGGGTCTATCTTGCTGAACTCGCTGTAGCCGCCGCGATGATTATTTTAATCATCGTCGACGATCATGAGGGCATGTTCAATGTCCTCACCCAGGTTCTCTGGGGCGTGAAACAATGACTACCGGTAGTCAAAACTTTGACGACCGTGTCGCCGCCACTGGCGGTGGTTGGTGGGGTACGCTCCTTTCCAGTACTTGGAGTGGAGCGGACAGACCGAAGTCGACAAAATCTCCCCATAATACGTATGAGACGTATAGGGAGTATACCGATCGCTTTGGCATCCGCCAAAGAAGGGTATTTACCTTTCGTATCCCGAGGGTCGCGATAAGCGAACCCTTGAATCGTGTACCCAAACGGGTTTACGACGAAGAGCATGATTACACTAAAGTGTATCAGCGCCGCTTCGAGGACCGTGTAGCTTACAGTGTCCCCAGCAACTTTCCGTTCTGGAGCGACATGACGCAGCACGGAGCCACTACATGGCTTGCGACGGGCCTCCTTGATGCTAACGATCAGATAAAACTGGTCGGTAAGTTAAAGGACAAACTCGACGGGTCAGACTTCAACCTTGGAGTCTTTCTTGGCGAACTAGGGCCGACACTCGATCTTATCGGTGATACGGCTGGCCGGCTTGGTAAAGCCTATGGTTTCGCGCGCAATGGCCAGTTTGGCAGAGCCGCGGACCAGATCTTCTCTGGGACTTCTAGGTCACCTAAGAAGACGCATCCTAACTTTTCTCAGAAATACTGGGGAAGAGGTAAGGATGTGAAAGAGGCATTGGCATCCAACTGGCTCGAACTCCAGTATGGGTGGCTTCCGCTTTTGAAAGACACGGAAGCGGCTGCGCAGATGTTAGCGCACCACCTCAATGTCCCGATGCGTAAGTCTTATCGACAAAAAGTGCATCGAGAGGTCAATCTCACCAGGGTTACCCAGGTGGGATTCAACGCCAACCAAAC